TTAAAAAGCACTTTGATTTCTTTTTTAAGGTTTTCAATCTGCGGCGTATAACGGGCGGTGATTTCTGCCACTTCATCATTCATTGCCGTTTCCAGGCGCAGCGCCTCTCGCTGAATATCGCCCAGGGTGCGGATATCGCGGCTGACTTCTTCGCGGGTCTGCGGTGCAGCCTCGGCTGCGGCCTTTAATTTTGTAACACGTTTAGCCATTTTGTTTTTCCTTATTGCAGTGTGCCTGATGCTTTATGCACGCGGTGGCGTTTAATGATGGCATCCGCCCCAAAAGCCTGTACAGATGCCTGAAATTCCGCTGAGAGAAACTGAATAATTACAGGACTGTGATACTGGAGAATGCTTGCATAAACGTCACAGAGTGACGTCGGCCTGTTATCCGTATCACGTTCTGTTTTCACATCCACTCCAATCTTTTCATGCACTTCAACACTGTCATTGCCTGCCGGTTTTTCGTCATGCGAAACATGCTCAAATTCAAAAATAACGCGTACTTTGCTCATGGAATTACCCCTGCTGATTAAATTCATTACCTTTAATAACCCCGGAACTCATGTTCATATCTTTCATGAGCGCTCTGGCTTTCATTGCCACAAGTTCAGCAAAGTCTCTGCTTTCCGCGAGCATAACCACTCCAAAAATCATGGCGGGTCCATCACCTTTCTGCTTTATCCCGGTTGAACGTATGTCCAGACTTACCCCCATGCGCACTGTTCCATCAGCGTTTTTATGGATAACGTGCTCCTTGTATTCGAAAATAATGCGTACGACTTTACTCATCCTCTGGTCCTCGTTCTGTTTGGATAACTGACCCGGCGTCTGACCTCACGGCAGAACCGAATCATGGCATTAAAGGCTTCTTCCTCCGTCACCGCTTCCGGTATCCCCGGAACCAGTAACTGCTCCTGTTCATCACGTCCATGACGCGCCATAACCTCAATCACATGCCGTACCGTGGCAGGCTTTCCGGCAACTATCGGCAATGCACCTTCCGGCAGGACGTAACCAAACTCAATAAGACCACTCGACCACGCCCATGCAATGAGATTTTTTTTCACCTCACACCTCCCAGTAAACCGTGCAGCCGCTGATGCGGGTGGCCTTCACACGGCGGCGCAGGCCGTTGGTCTGTATGGTGATTTCAATTTCACCGGTTCCCTGCACGTTGCCTACCGGCGGCGTGGTTTTCAGTGCAAAACGTTGCGGATAGCGCTTACTGCGTTCCAGTACCGCACCGGCAAGTTCGGTCAGACGGCGCGCGCTGTTCAGGGAGTCGAATAAATTCATTTTGTTACCGCAGGATTGCATATTCATATAACACCTCATTTAGCTGACTTGTTTCGCACCAACAGAACGGCATATTCCGCTGTAAACGTCTGTCGCACCTTCGCGATCAAGTCCGGCAGATATCACCATTCGTGTGCGGTCATTAAATTCAAAAAGTAAATCGCCACATTCTTTATTTTCGGCCAGTGAAATCACCTTCACGTTATCGAAATTAACCAGGTAAAAGCGTCCGTAAATATCAGGAATATTAAATACCGCCATAATCACACCTGTGAGAGTAATTCAGGGTTGGTATAAACCTCTTTAAAGGCCGCATTAATATGTTTTTCTGTCAGCGCCGCGCCTTCACCGCTGGCGGTGAGCCACGCCTGGTTAAGCGTATGTGTCAGAACGCGTAACGCTCCCGGCTTTTCAGCGATAGCCTGCATGACGGCCAGCTCGGCCTCACCACTGATTCCCCATGCCCTGGCAATGGCCAGCACATCCGCCTTTTTGGCCTTGCGAAGTTGTTTTGTACGGGCAAGACGGCTGAACAGGCGCGATAAATCATCAAAGGCGCGGCGTCCACCTTTAAACAATCCGCGCGGGTTACCAATAAGCACCATCCCGATCCCCGTGGCGTCCTGAATTGCCCGGAGTTGCTCCAGACCGTCAATACCAAGATGATCCGCCTCATCCACAATCACCAGTCCACGCGTTCCCATCAGGCGACGGCGGATGGCGCGGGATAATGCCCCTTTGTTCGCGCGGGTGTAATCAATCCCCAGCGCATCGGCCAGCTCCAGCAGACACTCCGTGACGCTGGAGTGCGCGGGTGACAGGGTGATCATCCAGGTGTTTGGTTGCTCCTGGCAGTAATTACGGGCAGTGGCCGTTTTACCCACACCCGGTACGCCCACAATAACGTTAATACAGCCCATCAGACGAACCGCCTGAAACAGTGCGCGCAGCTCCTGGACTGTCTGCGTTTCCACAAACTGCGGCGGTTCCGGCAGTGCGCTTTGTTTATTCCAGTTCTCATACCAGGAACGCAGGGAAGCAGCCACAGCAGCGTTATCGCCTTTATATTTTCCCTTACGGAAAGCCGATAATGTACCGTCGGAAATTCCCGCCTCTCTGGCGATGGCATACTGCGTCAGTACGCCGCCATCAATAAGTTCATCAATGGTCTTGATTACATCGTTAATATCGGTCATATTATTACCTCGCGTTTATATAGATACCTTTGTTTAATCAAATAACCTGAGTCGCCGCTCGGGTTATTTTTTTATTTCAGGCCAGCGGGTCATTTTCTTTTAATTTCGCTTCCAGCAACTGCAATCCCCGCTGGAAATTACGCTCGTATTCTTCATCAGGTTCATCATCAACGGCAGGTTGCTGAACGGCCACCGTATTACCCACCGGGCGGTAGATGTTTTCCAGCCATGGCTCCTGCTGCTTGTGCTCCAGCACGTTGACCACCTCATCCTCGGCATCACGGATTTTTTCCTCTGCGCGTTTACGCATGCCTTTAAGGCGTTGCTGCTGTTTGTAGTATTCCGCGCTGACCGGGAAGGCTTCGCGTTTATTGCCGTCCCATACCGCCTCGCAAATCACGCTGCCATCCGGGCGACGTACGGTAATTCGTTCGGCATCATGAATGTCATAGCTGATAAGCACCTTACGACCATGCTCGTCACGCAGCTCGGGCGCGTAGTAAATATTATTCAGCCAGCGTATTTCACAGCGTCTTACAGGGCGTTCCACCATCGGCCGGAACATATCCCGCAGCTCAACATCGGACAGCCATTCAATTTCCGTGTCCTCTTCCGCCAGGCGTTTTTTTCTGAACTCCGCCGGGCTGTAATGCTTGCCGTTCGGCTTCACCGGTAATTCATCGTGCGGCCGGTTGTTGTACCACTCAACACCGTCACGAATGGCATCAATCAGTTCAGCCCAGGACGGTAAATCACGCATCGCTGACTGTTGCCGGGCGTTCAGCCGTTTGCCCTGTTGCAGGGCGGTAAATGCCGAGCGTAAATCGCGGTTGGTTTTGCGTAACGTCTCGCGATCTGCACCTTTCCCGAAATAGGTGCGGTATTTACGGGCTATGCGCATCGGTAATGTGCGGTTAAGCCGTTCGATAATGCCTCGCCCCTGCGGATTACCGGCAATCCCGGTCGGGTGATTAATCCCCAGTCGCGGCAGTATCCCCACAACCTCCTTATCCAGGACGTCGGCGGTTTCCCCCGAACCGTTATCCGAGTAATACAGAAACGGTTTGCCGTGATGGCGAATACCGTGCTGTATGGCACCGGCTACGGCGAAAACATTTTCAGCCAGGTCCATGCTCCAGCCCACCACAAAGCGCGTGCCACCGTCGATAACAAAGGTCACTTCCGGTGCAAATGGCCGCCCGTGAACCGGGTGCCTGCATTTCATCTTCATGCCGTGACCGTCACCAATCCAGACATAATTCACCGGCATTCTGGACCAGTCGCGGCGCGTGAATCCCTCAAGCTGGCGGTATTCACTGCCTGTCACCCGGCCTTTTTGTTTCACCACTTCCGGCAGTTTCTTCATTGCGCGGCGAATGGTGTCATAAGAGGGCATGATATCGAGCATATAAGGCTCATCAGCGTGCCGGAGCCGCCATTCAGCAACAAAATCCTCGTAAGCCTCGGTCATTGGTCGGCCGTTTGACTGGCGATACTGCGCCAGAAATTCGGGCAGCCAGTTAATATCTTCGGCTTTTATTTCCTGGCG